ATACCTTGCTCATTCAGCACTTGTCTATTCCAAAGGTGACCTTGTTCAGTATCTCCTTTAGATTGTCCAAAGTATGGAACAGCATGGCATTCATCAATTTGTTGTTGATTAATACTGTATGATCCATTACCTATGAATAACTCTCCTAAGATTCTACCAAATTTACCTTTGTCATGAGACACTAGTTCTATGTCTTGACCTTCTAATATTCTAATTAAGTTAGCTTTGCTCGCTTTACCATAGAACTTTTCTTCTAAGTTTCGTGTTCTACTTTCTGGTGTATCGATACCCATCATTCTAACTCTTTGCTTTTTATATACCATTCCGAATCCTAAATCAATATCAACATCTACTGTATCACCGTCTACAATTCGCGTAACTTCTACTTTATATCTGTACATTTTTGTACTCCCTTATTTATAAAACAAGTGATTGTCAATAGTAACCACATGTTCGAGTTCGTCTGCCCAATAAGGTAATATATAATCAGCATGATAATATAACGAGCCTTCTGTTATATCGCTATAGCCAATCTCAAGTATTAAATCAGCAATGTATAATGACTTTAGCCATGTAGCCGAGTCAACAGGTTCATCGGATTTACCATCACAGTACCAGCTGAACTGACATTGATTCCTAATAGGAACTTCATTACCTAACCAATTTACTTTAGTCTTGGCTTGATATATTACTCCACAGATATCATCTGGGAATTGAGCATCTCTAACTCTATTTATAACAACATGACCTACAGCCAGTTTACCAGCAAAGGATTGGTTGGCCGACTCAAAGTAAATATTTTGAGCCATACAGTATCTATCATCCGCACTAGCAAAAGCTTTACCACTTACGAGTACAAGGATTGTAATTAATATAATCCAACCTAAGTATAATAGTCCTCTATCTTCGTTTTGATTTAATCGTTTATTCTTCTTTATTTTCATCATGCATCTCATTCAATAATGGTTCATATATCGCTCTTCTAAAACTTTCTATATCTAAAAGTTCTGAAGCTTTTGGTAACGTTTTCTTATAATCATTATAGGCTTCTTGTAATTGCCACTCATAATAAAAAATCATATATTGTTTCTGAACACAAACTCTATTGCTCGCTCAGCCTCTCTTCCTATATCTCTTTTCATATACCAACCACCTGTGTCAGTATCAAGGTCTCTACAAATGTATTCTATTTCTTTTGCTGTAATGGGATAACCTTTTGACATTGCATTTCCTGCAACCGATACCATGATTTGATACATCTTTGCATACCAACCTGTATCTGAAATAGTTTTGTATTCTTCTACTTGTCTTTTGTTTATAAATGGGCAATCTTGATAACCTGTCCATGAGAAATCTTTATTGTTAAGTTGACCTTTACGATGTTCGATTAGACCTTTTTGAATTGCATCTGGTAACCTAGAGAAAAAGTTTTCATTTGGTACTACATATGCATGAGTATCCATAAGTAAGTTAGGATCCATAGTTACACCAGCATGTGAAAAGATAAAGTTAAAACTATTCGCATATTTAGCTGGGACATAATACATACGGCTCAAATCTTTAGTTTGAGCATCTGCTATATCACCAATCTCTTTATTCAGAGCATACCAAAAATGTTTAATCTTATCCTTTTCCACTCCACTTGTTAATGGAAATACTAATCGGAACTTTGGCTTTTCTTTAGTTGATGATGCAGTTGAATAGCATACATAACGATATTTAGAATATTTCTTTTCGATATCTTTCATATCACCTTCATAATCATCAATGTCAAGAATACCAAATCCACCCCACCCAGTAACATTATCGTTAGCACGAGTTGTATCAGGGACATAAACAGCTGGGCTGATTAGTGGTGCATCTTTTTTAGTTGGATATTTTGTTGACTCGGATAACTTATAGAGAATAGCTTCAAACTCATCAAATGAATTATAGTCCATTCTCTTATTTGTTTTGTTATCGTATATCGAATCAAATATCGTTAAGCTTACCATAGTTACCTTTATGCGAAGGAGCTTCCCAATCATCTGGTTTTACCAGGTCAGGTACTCCTAATGGATTAGGTCTTGTTGATTTAACACCTACATTCTTTCTCATATTTGCATAGAGAACTTCGTCCCATGCTTTATATGGGTCAACACCGAATGCATCAAGTGTTCCAATTGCTACAACACATAGGTCAATCAGACCATCTACTATTTCTTCTGAATCCATACTTACTAGCGCAGCACTGGTTTCATCTAGCTCTTCTTGTAAAAAGTCTACTCTGAACTCTAGGAAATCTCTGAGTTTCTCAGGATTGTCTCTAACCCATTCACGAGTCTGATATTTTGTTTGCATATCATGTATGTCTTTTACCCAGTCTTTGCTCATGTTACTATCTTCTGCTCTGGTACTACAAGTCCTGAATCCATTTCCCTTACTTGGTCAATGAGCTGTTCAATTGGATCAACTACAAACATAATAAACTTATTGTCAATAGTGATACCTTCACTTGCTTTTGTATACGCCATAAATGGCATGAATCCTATTCTACCTTCTCCCGCTGGGATTAGTGAATAACCGTCTTTTATTGTAATGGAATCAGAACCTTGTTCTACTTTACCAATTACTTCCTCTCCTGAGGACAATCTAACTAATTTCATTTTTTTTCTCCATAGTTATATATTATACCACAGTATTGTGATAATGTAAATAGTCTACCCAAAGAAATCCTCCAAGGATGCAACCTCTTCGGAGTTCCAACCAACAGCATCGAGTATCGGTTCAATTGGATCCAAGAATGTCTTTTGGAATTGTAAATCGAAATCGATATACTTGTGAAGGTTAAATTCTTCAGGTAAGTAATCAGGGAAAGCAATAACATTCTCCTTGATTATGTTTGGTGTTCGTAAGTATACGAACTTAATCTTATCGCCATTTTGGATTAACTCATACTTCTTTGTAAGAGCCAAATCCTGGACTTGTTTGTTGAACAATAAAGAACCACGAACATGTATCGGAGTACCTTTTTTGTATATAGTATTATGATCTTTGTATTCTTTAACCTTTGAGACTCCACGAGGGAAAGCAATCTCATCAGCAGGTAATGTCTTGAAATAGTTTTTGAATTGTTCAATAGACTGTTGGACTTCTGCTTCATTACTTGACATGATAACTTTAAACAATTGCTTAAGAGCATCACGACATGGTTCTGGAGTTGAAGATTTGATTGCTTCAATACCCATGATCTTGAGCTTAGGTTCTTTATAGCGAACACCTTCGTTATCCAATACATTAAGTATGTATCGCTTTTTAGCTGTCCATATACCACGGTCAGCAATCACTTCTCTAGACATAACCATTCGATTTGATATTCCGCCTAGCATAGAATATAACTCATCGTATGATTTAGCCAATACAGGTTCAAGTGTATCTTGGCAAATCTTATCTAGGAAATCAATAGTGCTCTTTGGTTTGAATATCTCAACGATACTATCTAGGCTAACATACAACGAATCGGTGTCGATTGCGACGACATAGTCTTTAAACGATGTTGTTCGCATTGTTCGATTAAGGTAGGAGTTAAGTGCATACTCGGCCCATCGTATTGTAAGCTGTCCGGTGAGGGTAATTGCTTCAGCAATCCGTTGGTCGAAAAAACGAAAGTACTTATTACCCATAGCACCATAAAGAGAGTTAAGTAGAATCTTAATAGCCATTTGCCTATTCTCGGCAATTGATATTTCTCGTTCGATTGAGTATAGTTCTTGTTTGTCATTTTTATCCACCTTTTGTAATTTCTTTTGTGCTTTAATCATATCAGCTTTGATGCCGACACGTTCTTGATACATCTCGTCAATAATCAATGGAATGATTCCGACTTTGTCAGTATTGAAGTATTGACCATTAGCGGCTAATGCTTTACCTCTGTTATTTGGTCGAGATGATTTTGTGAGTATTTGTTCGATATCTACATTGGTTACTTCACCTTCAGCAATTGTTTCTGGTGACATATTGTATTGCATAATGATCGAAGGATATAGAGAGTTTAAATCGAAACTTACCAGGTTCTCATGTATACCAACTTGTGGCTCTTTGACATAACCACCTGGATAGAATGTTTTGACTTTATCTTCTATGAATGGTATTACAATATTGTTTTCATGTAGCTTACGATAAATGATTGTGTCCCATATCGCAGTTGTACCAAATGTATCATTATAGTTTACACCACCTTTATATGCCATAGTCATACATAGAGTAATCAGACCCATCTTATCTTCTATTCGGTCAACCAACTCTACGTCTTTGATGTTATAGTCAATAAACTTCTGATGATTATGTTTGTATAAACTATGTAGGTTACCA